AAGTTCAAAAGAAGTAAAGGGGTATGTGAGTGTTTAAGTTTTTATTCCAGTTATTAGAATCTGGTTTGGATGTCGCAATAGCATATGCAGAAAATAACCCTACAAGTACTACACTTGTTGTGATGGGTATATTGGCGTTAGTTATAAAATATTTACTAGCGTTCATAGAATAGAAGAAGTTTTGGAGAGTTATGCAAGTGGTTAAAGCAATCGGTCTGAAGTTTAATTTTTTATAAATAATACAAAAGATTAGACGGAGCCAATCATGAACTGCCCACACTGCAAAAAACTTTGCAAAAACGAAAATAGTCTCAGGCAACATAGCATAAGATGTAAAGAAAACCCGAACGCTATACAGGTTAAACCTTCATACGGTAATAAGGGAAAGAAGTGCGCTGAAGGCACTAAAAAACTGATCAGCGAAAAAGTTAAACTGGCATATGCTGAAGGGAGACGGCTTCCGCCTGTTGGAGGAAACTGGAAAGATAAGCGCCACAGTGAAGAAAGTAAGGCAAAAATTTCTGCTGCCATGGTCGGAAATACCAACGGTAAGGGTATGGGTAAGAGGACTGAATATAACGGAATCACATTTAGGTCTACGTGGGAAGCAAAGGTTGCTGAATATTTGGACTTGAATAATATTTCTTGGAAATACGAAGAATCGTATTTCAAATTGAACGGCAATAAGTCTTATAGACCAGATTTCTTTGTGTACAAAAACGGTAACTTCACAAAATTGATTGAAGTGAAGGGGTATTTCAGAAAAGAAAACAAAGAGAAATTTGAAGAGTTTAAACAATTGTATCCCGAAATTGACATTGAGTTGTGGGATAAAAACGTTCTAAAGGAAATGAATATATTGTGAGGGTTCGATGGTTCAAATCCATCACTCTCCACCAGTTAATGTTTCTTATATTATACATTGTATATTTTATGAAACAGAACTCGAGAAGTTTTTCACCTGCTTTGAATGGTGAATGCTGAACCGCTGGCAGGCCGGACATCAGTACACAATGCGTTCGGGTAGCTCCTGTTTAAACGAAGTCTGCCACTCATTAAGGAAAAAAATATGTTCACAGCCGTAATACTGTTCTCGATGACTATAGTAATTGCATGCTGGGTTAGCATTAAATATGAAGATCAAGATAAATAAGGATAAGGAATAAGTCAATGACACAAACAGAACTTAATTTTGGTAAGGTCGAACTAACAGCTCCATATAATGGATTGTTTTACTGTCACATCAGAGATGCGTTTTTTCGATGGCCTGAATTTATTTCATTCTTGAAAGAAAAAAGATTGTAAGGTATACAAGATGGAAATGGCACGAATATTCGAAGTAGTCTATAGCCACTGGCAAGACGCTTCAAGGCACATTACTATTCATGGTGATATGCCAGATGCATTAAACAATCCTTCAAGCGATAAGATTGTCGTCCAAAGGCATGATGGTTTGATGATGGATATTCGTAGAGAGTCGATAATCTCTATAGAGCAGAAGAAGCCTAAGCCTGAATGATATGCAGGGATGGTGTAAGTCGGTAACACGCTGGTCTCCAAAGCCGGTACTCGCGGTTCGAACCCGTAGCCCTGCGCCAAATTAATAAATAATTGGATGAATCTATATTATGAAGGGTTATTATTTCTTAAATAAGTATTATAATGATCAAGGTGTGCGCTCCATTACCGATCAAGTGCCGGATGATGATCCTCGTTGGCAGAAGGCAAACATTCGAGGTGAACTGGTTGAAGATGGTAAATATGAGGGTACTATTGACACCAACATTAGAAATGTTGATTTAGTTAGGCTAGGGTCAATGAAGTCCCCTTCTTTTTCTAGAGACTTAGACTGGGTTGCTAGACAAGCCAACGCACTTTATTTTGGGTATGATATATGGAGTGTGGTTCAGATAGATATGCTTAGATATCAAGCTGACGATGAAGGTGGAAATCAGTTTTATGATTGGCATGTTGATACCGATTTTTGGAGCAAGAATCACGCGGAACGAAAATTGACCATAATTATACAGTTATCTGATGAGAATGATTATGAGGGTGGAGATCTAGAGTTTGGAACGGCTTCCATTGATGAGGGACATAATTTTAGAGCCAAGGGCAGTATCATTTGTTTTCCGGCACCTTGGTCTCACAGAATCACTCCTGTTACTAAAGGTGTGAGAAAATCCATCGTGGCTTGGGCAGAAGGTCCACCATGGCGATAGACTAAAAGGACAATATCGTGGCATTACAAGGATCAGGCGCAATTTCACTCGCTCAAATAGCAGCAGAATTTTCTGATACTGCACCACACAGACTCGGTGCAGATTTCTATGGTGCCGCAGATGGAGTTCCTGCTTCAGGTGCAATTTCAATGTCGGCTTTCTACGGAACATCATCTTTAGGATATTCGGCCTCAGCAACCGTTGATGTAACTCCTATTCCAGAAGACGGCACCTCAGTTTCTAAATTCGTGTGGAACACTACTGGTCTTGCCGCGGGCTCAAGTGTTTCTGTAGTTTATTCTGGAACAGTCGGCGCGCTGGGTGGTGCCCAAGAGGTCGAAATCTCCTTGAATGATGGAGCTAACTGGACCCTCCAAGGTATCACTGGTGGCAGTTCTTTGCAATTACGGGCAGGAGGTTTTTACACATTATGGGTTCGAGCCGTAGCAGATAATTTTACTGATGGCGCAACTGAAACTTTTACAGCAACACTGAATGCTTCTGATAGCAATAGTGTAGCCACTGGCAGCGCTGCGGGTAGTGTGAATATTACTGATACCAGTCTCACTCCGGCAAGTGTCGCGACTGGAACCGATTTTGTTCGACAATTCGATGGCATATATAATTCAAAATCAGAAGATAACAGTATTGAGAACTTTGTCGCGAAATCGAATGATTATGACCTACAAATGTCTCTTGAATTTAATAACTTCATTGAAGTTGCACGAACTCCTACTGGCTGGGAAATTAGGTATGCCACAGGTTCGAGACCAAACAACACATCGACTGTCGGTGGAACAGCAAGCAATTTCTACTCGAAGTACTATAATCCTGCAGGTTCTCAGGTTGATTTGAATATCGACAACGGTCTGAGCGCGACTGAACAATTTGTAATGCAAACTGGCACGACTATCCCTGATTCAGTGAAATATGTAGCCACTCCTTTGCAAGCGGGTGGTGAACCAGCTCTGGTTAATGCCGATCCGTCAGTCAGTCATGCCATTGGTGGCGATGCGTCAGCACCAAACAATGCCACCTATGCCACAAACCCTAACACATGGCAAGCACTCACAAACGGGCAATCTATAGGCATTAATCATTCTTTGACGGGTGGAACATATTTTATCGACGCCAATGACGGGTTTGTATTTGCAAACGCAACTTCAATATTTGCATTAGAAATTTGGATTAGGAAAGCCGGATTTACTGATACGATGGTTGCTAGATACTGTCTCCAAGGGTTTGCTAGAGACCAAGCCGGGGACGTCCCCTTCTAATGACTGCTATGATTTTAACATATTCGCATTCACACACAACATACGACCCTACTCAAGTTGTAGACGACAGACCGGGAATTATATTAACTGAGGAACCACAATTCCCGATTCCCACATATGATGAAATTGTGGTTCCTGCTGATACCGACATCACAATCAGCGGCATACCTGAAGGATCAACCGTAGGTACTGCCGGAGTATTTGCTTTTAATTCATCTACTCTTAGTTCTTTAGTGATAGAGCATCCAGATCACGACAGTATACATATAGCTATTAGAGAGGCTTACGAATAACATGCCAACAAGAGGATCAGGTACTATTGGATATGCTGAACTTCAGCAATACATGGGTGGCAACAATCCAGTGACCAACTCCGAATATCGGGGCAGGGATGGATCTTGGCGATGGGGAGCTATCTACAATGCAGATTCATATTATTGCAGACCCAGGCCTTACTTCTTGCCGCGGCCCGGCAGCGAACGTTTAACCTACTGGTTTCGTGCTACAGTCTCCGGTCAAAGCGGCTGGATAATGCAATTTAATCCTACGGTCACCGCCGCCGGCGGAGGTACTACTGTCTATTACAACCAATTAAACGGTTCAGCATCATCAGCATATCCTTCTCAATTTTCAAGTGTATGGCGCGCCTCGGCAAACATATTCTTTAAGCGAGATATCGACGGCAGACGCTACTTTTTTATTCAGGCACACAATAATGTTAGTGGATACCGCGCGACCCTTGGTTACGCGTGGAATGCTTCCTAATGTCTGACGAACCTACCATAATTGATCTTATAGATGTCGCTAAAGAGCGCTGGCTTGAAGACAATCCCACTCAAACCGAATTCGCTTGGCAATTGATCCCGCAGCGCGAACGAGACCAATATTGCTTCACTACATTCGAGGATCACGGTTATATTAAGACATATGTTAACGGTTATCCAAGTTTTGACAAATAATGGTTGACATTTACCTCTGAGTGTGATATGATATCTATCTGAACAAATGGAGTTATGAATGAAGAAAATGATCCCCATCCTGTGTCTTTTGCCTTTCTCTGCAATTGCAGCGGAAGTAGAAGATATCTATAGAACCGAAACCACAGAAACCCCTTATGTTGTAGAAGTCTGCACCGATAGATTAGTCGGTGGAGATAAGACAGGCTCTACTATCACTGGTGCTGTCCTTGGAGCTGCAATCGGTAATGCTATCGGAAAAGATAGTGAAGCTACTGCAGCCGGTGCCGTCATTGGTGGTCTTGTGGGGCACAATAAATCTAATGCACGACCTCACTATAAAAGAGTATGTGACGATATTACGAGGTGGGATTCAATCACTCGTAGAGTCTATGTTCATAGCTGGATTACCTTCGAACATGAAGGACATACCTACAGAGAGAGATTTGTAAAATGACTAATGTAGTGTCTCTCTGCAAATACAGAGAAAATAGGCAAGAGTTATTAGCACAAGAGACAGCATATGCAGCGGCTCTTGATTGGTTTTCTGAAGATGTCACAGGACAGATAGATGATTTTAAATTTACGTTAACCTTAGACGATGGTACTTCATACTCCTTTGATGTGCCAATGGACGAAACAAATAAAACAGGTGATGATGATGAATAGAGGCGAAGCAAACCGCAGAGCAACCCACATAGATGATCGAAACTATATTGCTGAGGCATTGGATCTTATCAAAGGACTTCGAGAAAGTGAACTCTATAGGTTATTTAATATTGTAATCAAAGAGCGAAAGAAACCTTCTTCTGATGAAAGGACAAAAGAACTTCTAGCAGTATATAGAGTCATCAAGGCGCAGCCGCATCTAGAAGGAGGAAAATTAGACCGTATGGAAAGAGGATACGGTGAGATGGCAGAGACTGCCCGATCTAAGGACGGCCAAACAGACAAGCATAGGAAGAAAGTGTAATGTTGATGTTCTTATTCGGAGCTGTGATCGGGGTTGGGATTGGATACTTCTTGGGGTTCGAGAATGATCTAGACCCCAAAGAAGTTATTAAGGATGCTTACAGCGACTTGAAATTGTACATAGAAAAACTGCGAAGGAATTACTGAGAAAGTTGTTGGTCTATTGCTTTCTTCATCTCAATTTCAAATTGAGACAATCTCCGTTCTATGTAATCAAGTCGAATATCGTGTCTGTGTGACAATCTTACCGCTTCCTGAACTTCAGGTGATGTTGCCCACGAGGTTCGGAACTCGTTGTTCTGTTCTACATAAGATTGTGAAAGATGTAAGTCTCGTTCGAGCATCGTGATTCTTTCAGTCAACTCAAAATAGCCCATCACAACAATCCCAGTTGCAAAGATCATTCCGACCAAATTGCGAATTGGGATTGTTATGCTAGAGTTTTCCGAGACTTCAAAGTCCGACATTACTTTTTACCTATAGCATCTGCTGCAAAGAATGCAGAAACTAATACTGCTATGGAAGCAAAATATGTTGGTGCAATATCAGCAATTAACTTTGCCGCATTTTCTAAACCAAAAAATGACGTTAAGAAAATACCAAAAGGATATAGTAACAGACCAATCAATGAGAACCATGCCATCTTACGAATAGCATCTCGTTGAGCATCTTTGTCTTCTAGTTCTTTTCGTTTGAACTCAAGATTCATATGATTTTCGAGTTCTTCCATAGAGATGTGGCCATCACCATTCTTATCGGCAGCTGCTAAATGCTCGTCTACCTCGACCTTCTTTTTACCGGCCATCTTAACTCTCCGTCTTTAGCAGTGTGTATGCACCATAGAGTAAACCACCCCATGCTACCAATTTCACAACACCACCCAATAATATAATTGCTCCACAAATTCCGATAAGTGCCATACCGTCTAATGATGTACGTTCATGCATAAGCTTAGCAATATATTTCATAACATTTCCCTTATTGTTAGATTTGTTTAGTTAGCCAAATTTAGCTGCAAACTTTTTAAGTGGTAAAGTATCGAATGAACCAAACTCATCCGAGACTCTATAACTCAATTTACCGCCTGATAATAGTGGCTTCGCTGAATATAATTTGCCATCTTTAGCTCTCAAACCCGTGATTTCAGCACCAGATAAAGAAAGGCCCTTCAGCTTTGGAGCTTTAGCTTCGTCTACAGGATCTTCAAGTATCAATTCGACCTCGTCGACGCCCTTTATATAATCGTTAAATGATTTCATTTTTTATTTACCTTTTTATTCTCGAACTCTGCCCATTCTATTGTTTCAATGTTAGCAATGCGAGCCTCTAATTGATCGATTTTCTTCGTGACATGCGGGTATTTATGACGCCATGCTTCTGGGTTATCTTGTAACCAAGTCCACCCAAATCGATCTACCAAATAATCTAGGAATAAATCAAATTTTGCATAACACCAGAGTGCAGCATGTGTGTCTTTGAACCATGCAAGGAATGCGGCTCCAAAAATAGAACCAGCGATTGCCGTGTAGATCCAAAGGGTATCATCAAACATTTCGGCGAACATCAGCTTCTTCTCCAGTGTATTGTGCGTAGTAATTAGAACTATGATCGAAGAAGTTATCAAATGGTTGACCTTTCTTCAATGCAGCCCATCGACCTTTCATCTTATCTCGGAATCTAGCACCCCAACTCAAACCAGCATGAACATTCCCTTTGAAGTCGATGTACATAGGACCACAATGATGTCGATATCCCATAATTGCCAGAGGAACAGTAGGCACGATGTCATTGTTATTGACGAATCGGAAATGAGGGACGTGTTTGAATGCCTTAACAAAGTCACTAGTACCTGTTCGAGGTGATCCGTAAGTGAATAATGTATCAACACCGATGTCCATAGAGAATCGAGATGCAGCAACGGTTGCCATTGCACCACCCAAAGAGTGACCACATAGTGTGAGCTTCTTGTACAGATGCGGCGTCAATCCATCAAGAATCATCGGCCACAATTTTTCTAATTCGTTTTGAAAGCCGTTGTGAACTTTTCCATGACCAATCATAGGCTTGTCTGGCCACGCATTGAGGTCAGCTAATAGATCTGAGAATTCAGCAGGTTCGGTACCTCGGAAGGCAATAGCAACTTCATGCTTATTCGATACTATGTGGCATTGTGCGCCGTCGTGATCGAGAAATTTGTGTGTCGACCAGTTTAATGCTTTGAAATGCGGTTTGGCTTCTTTACCATCTAGGTAGGCTGCTTGGGCCATTACTGCATGTCGGTGACACTCAAGAATATCTTCATGGCTAAAAGTTGTTACTTTGCTCATCATTAGCTCCACAATTTAGATTCTAAAGTTTTATTTATAAATAACGATGAATTGTCTTGACAATTACATTAAAACCTGATATAATACATATTATTCGATCAAAGAGGCATATTATGGCGAACAATTTAAAAGAACTTACTTGGGACCATCACCAAAACGCTGAGAGGACTGAGTTTGCTGAATTGCTGATCAGTGGTGATATCCACCCTAAACTCTATCAGAAATACTTATATGCCCAAATGATTATTTACGGGACATTAGAAACGACAGTAAAAATTCCGTCTGAACTAGATAACATCTTTAGGTCTACAGCTATCATGGAAGATCTGCAAGAACTAGAGGATCTACATGGTCTGCCGGAGATTGGTGAGACATACGACTCGGTGGGTGAATATATTCTACATATCTGTGATTTAGAAGACAAGAAAAATAACGATGGTCTTCTTGCGCATCTCTATGTTCGCCACTTCGGTGATCTGCATGGCGGCCAGATTATCAAAAAGCATGTGCCGGGATCTGGATCAATGTACGAATTTGAGGATCGAAAGTTATTGATCACCGGAGTTCGAGCCCTGTTACACGATGAGATGGTCGATGAAGCCAGAAAGTGTTTCGAATTTGCTGAACGGTTATTTTATGAGCTTATGGACGATTGGAACTCTGGAAATGGTTACGAGGAATTAACAAGTTTTGTCGACCCGGAGTCAGATGATGATGAAGACTATTGAAAACCCAATTTGGGATAGATTGAGGCAGCTTGCTTCTGACATCGAGGAAGTATTCAACAAAAATCTTGCAAGCTACACAGACCCTCGACTGAAGGAGTTCGATGGTTGGTCCGACAAGCTTTGGAAATCGGACACGATCAGAAAAGCACACCTCAAGATCATCGAACCCGGCACAAAACATAATGGGAAACTGTGGTTGCTACATATCAATGTGTATCCACAGCCATGGATGAATCTGCCCATCTTAGGGTTTGATGTTGTATCGGGCCCTAACAAGATCAGCGGATCCTTTATGGACTTCTCTCCAGTGGCGGAAGAGAAACACCCATACGTTTCTTACTTCGAAGGTTTGACCTCAGAGGTTTCTTGGAAGAAAGAAAGAGAACTCCCACCTTGGGCACTCGAAATATTCTCACCTCACATTGTTGCTGCTGGTGGCATAACCGAAGGTGAAGAGCTAGAGAAGTTCTGTGAGATAGGTTTGGCAGCAGTGCAGTTTTATATCAGTGGTCTCAGTTCTGCAACCTATCAAGATGGCAATCACGATTATCTTCCAGCTCAGAATCTCTATTGCCACAACCAAAAGAAGAATGTTCAGTTACATAGATCCATTGCAAGCATGGGAATTGCAATGCATGATTCTTATCAATACATCAATGAAATATTATTCGAAGAAATTTAAAAATTAACACAATCTTTACAGAAAAATTGAAATATTGAGTATATATAACAACGAGCTCACGAGGCTCTACCCCAACTTACGTGTTGAACTCATAAAAAGGAAAAATAAAATGATTAATTCTAAACAATCCGAAAGGTTTTGTTTAATTTGTAGCGTCTTACAAGTCGTCGGCATTATGTTAATAGGTCCAGTTATCGCTGGTTTAGTATTAACAACAGGATTGGCATAAGTTCATGTCAAGAGATATTAAAGACAAATTGCTAATTGCAGCAGTAGTATCAATATTGATATTTGGTTTATTCGCACCACTCTTTACCCCGAATTACGGTGTTGTTGTGTCAGGTGAATCACTTTACATGCCAGTACCATATCTGTAAAACTTTTTGGGTGCCTCTTAAGCGCATGACGGCATAAACTGGGGAGACGCATCTCCCCGACCCAATCTTTACAAAACATTAAAATTCAGTGATGTATAATGAAATAAGCTGTGCGGACGCCGGTTCAACTCCGGCCACCTCCACCAGAGAGTATTCTAAAAAGTACTCTGTGTTGGGGGTGTAAGGGATTCGACGAACAGGGAAAGATTATACTAGGATCGGTCAATGCTAAAGACCGTTAAGGACTGGGAGGTTCCTAGTTAAAGAAGCAAAAACTATAAATGCAAACGATAGCATATATGTCGAGGCACGCCTAGCAGCGTAGTACTCTTCCGAGGATTAAGTCCCTTGTTACCAAATTACTTCCTACACCCACTTAATTGTGGGTTTCTGGGTACTAACTTTCATGTTTTAACAAGGGAAAAAATGACAATATTTTGGGTAATAATTATAACAGGGTTAATTTCAGGAGTACAAGGAATTAAAGAGTTGAATGAAGTATGCCGTAAAGAGGTGCTAGAAGGTACATCAACTACTATCTATGAATGTAAACAATTTCACAAAGGATAAGTTATGCCAGGTATTGTAATTGCAATGATGTTAATAGGAACGGTACTTGTGAAAGACAGTAACCGGAAACTCGACGAGAGATGCGCCCAAGAAGTATTGGATGGTGTTGCTGAGTCTCATCAAGAATGTCGCCGGTACTATATGTCTAAATAAAAGAATGCCGGTTTCTAGGGGTTCCGGGCCGTCGGTAAGGCTATAAAAATCTCTACTTTAAAATGATGGTGGTGATGAATTGAAAGCATATTATATTTTTGGACTACAAAGAACTGGTACTTACTGGCTAGAAAAGACATGGACAGCCAATTTCTATCAGAGTCAATGTAGCAATCGAGAATTCGGTATATGGGCTAACAAGTCTTTGCCATGGAAACATTTAGTAGAACCAGAAAATGCCAACTTCGAACCAGATATTCCAAGTCTGGTTATCATAAAAAATCCTTACACATGGATCGAGTCTATAATCTTTCGAAATCCTGTGGACTTCTTCGAAACACAAAGTCTCTATGAGCAATATAAAACTCCCGAAGATATACTCGTACGAGGTATCAGTGTTGATGCTCTAGCAAAGATATGGAACAAATTCTATATGCACTGGGTATTCCAGAAACACGAGAATATTTGTTATGATAACATTTTCATATTCAGATTCGAGGATCTAATCAATCCGAAGGTGAATGCAGGTCTTGTTAGAATGGCATACAAGAAACTTGGGTTCGAGCCCGAACGAGAAGAAATTCTGAAGACACATTCCTGGTTGAAGCCAGACGACATATTTTTCTGGCCGCCGTTATCCATAGATAAAGATTATGATGTAAATTCAGAACAATATTACGTCGAAGAAAGGCCAAAACAACTTACGGCAGCACAGACAGCTAGAATTACTGAAACACTGCATACATACACTATGATTAAAATGGGCTATCAACCGCTATGAATTTTTATATGTTTGGATTACAAAGAAGTGGCACAAACTTTGCTTATGATACAATCCACGGCAATTTTGAAAACATGCTGCAACTGAACATTGAGGATTATAATGTAAGCTCTCCTACATGGAAGCACTTGATAGAACCAAGAAACGAATGGGTTCCAAATGTTCCTGTGTTGTTCGTGTACAAAAACCCATACACTTGGTTAGAATCTGTAGCATTTCGCAACTCAATGGATTTTTGGGAATCTCATGGTCAGGAAGGGAGGCAATCACCAATCGTGCCTTACTACGCCGATAAGAATAGAAAGGCCCTGGTCTACTCTTTTGAGCATGCCGTCAGAATGTGGTGCCATGCTATTCACTCATGGGCGATAGATCCGCCATTCCCAACATTTCCCATAAAATATGAGGATTTGTTGTCCGAGGAGAGCAGGGATAAAATCTTTGCTGAACTGGGAGATAAATATAATCTAACGCCTTCATCAACTGCCGGGTTTGTTCCTGCCGCAGGGCAAGTCATAAATTCGGAGTCATACACCCTACCAAGGGGTGACTATTACAAAGAAGGACATCCACAAAACCTCTCAAAACACTTTATTGAAATGGTGGGAGAGCTTTTAGATGAAGATATCTTGAATTTCACAAAATATGAAAAAATAGGTTGACAAGCACTCTAAGGTATGTTATAATAACAGGATAAAGAAATGAATGACAACCAACCTGAGGATCCATTCGATATGGTAGTAGCAATGACACCCGAAAAAATCCATCACGCTATCGCTCACATGATAGCAAATGGTGTTCCCTACATCGATGCAATTGTCGAATATTCGGAGCGGAACAACTTAGAAATCGAATCAGTGGCAGCAGTTATTAAGAAGTCCTCTATCTTAAAGGAAAAGATCAGAACAGAGGCCGTAAAACTTAGAATGGTGCAGAAAGATGAAGCAAATCTCACAGACATATGCGAATGAAGATGCATACAACGCATACATTAAATACCTTGCTTTTAAGAAGCATTTTACGACAGCTCAATACGACTATCATAAATATAGAGGTAAGGTAAAGGCATCATACGAGAAATTCCGAACTCGTAATGATACATACTACTTCCGAAAGCTCACGCAGCACTCGGACTGGGAGAATGTACTGCTAGCAAATATGCTGGCAAATAAGGACTCATGGATTAGAGATATAGTAGAAGCACAAGGACAAGAAGTCTATCTTCAATGGAAGAAGAAAATCGAATCTTTAGGCTATATTTTCAAATCCGACCTTAAGTTATTGAAAGATGACTATAAGGAAAATTTTATATCACACAACGGACAGCACCCCTATATAATGACGCTTTTGTTGCAGAAAAAGATAACTTTGGAAACATTTACGATTTTATCTGATTTAGCAAATATATTTTCCTATTGGGAAGAGAAAGTGGTTGACAAATTCGTAGCTTGTGATATAATAACCAAATCTAGAAAGTATAAACCCTTTTTAGATTTTGACCCGAAGCGGTTCTCTGACACTGTCAAAGACCACTTTACATTATGATATAAATCGCAATATTAATATAAATCGCTATACGAAAGGAGAAACACCTATGGCACTTACAGACTTTTCTGCACTCAAGAAAAATCGAACCAAATCACTTGACAAGCTCAATTCCGAACTTGACAAGATGAGTTCCAAATCCTACTCAGATCCAAACGAAGGTAAATTCTGGAAACCCCAACGAGATAAGTCAGGCAACGGTTTCGCTATCGTTCGCTTCTTACCTGCGACTAAGGGTGAAGAAATGCCATTTGTACGATTGTGGGATCACGGCTTCCAAGGCCCTACCGGTCTTTGGTACATCGAGAACTCTCTCACCACTATGAACCAGGATGATCCTGTTTCAGAATACAACTCTAAATTATGGAACTCTGGGTTAGAATCTGACAAAGAAGTTGCACGTAAACAAAAGCGGCGTCTAAAGTACATCGCCAATGTTTATATTGTAAAAGATTCTGGCAATCCAGCTAATGAAGGTAAAGTGTTCATGTATCAATTCGGTAAAAAGATCTTCGACAAATTGAATGACTTGATGAACCCATCTTTTGAAGATGAGGCTCCGGTCAACCCATTCGATTTATGGGAAGGTGCAAACTTCCGACTGAAGATTCGTCAATTTGAGGGCTTCCCCAATTATGACAAATCAGAATTTGATGCTGCATCACCATTATCTGAAGATGATGATGAACTCGAAAGAGTCTGGGGCGAACAACATTCCTTAGAAGATGTTGTCGGTCCTACAAACTTCAAGACTTATGCTGAATTGAAGACTAAACTCTATCGTGTTCTTGATCTTGGTAACGCTCCATCTGCTGATCCTTTTCAGGACAAGCAAGAAGAAAATGTCCTAGACTTAAGCTCTTCGATGTCATCTGCACCTGAACCTGCTATGAAAGAAGCGGTGACAACTGCAGTCGTTGACGACGACGATGATGATCTCTCAATCTTTAAAGAACTAGCTAAAGGTTAACATCCTCTACCGGGGCCTTCGGGCCCCCTTTTTTATAAAGGAGTAATATATGGCAATAGTCAACGACCCATTGACTTTTGACTTTGGCTTTACTGCTGTCAATGAAGATGAGCTAGAGTCGGTCAGGATGGCGCAACAAACAAGCGCCCAACTGTCAGAACAAATAAAAACGGTTGACAATCGCGCGAAAATGTTATATGATACCATCATGCCATTAATCAATAATTTGAAGAACAATCCTGAAAAGGACTACATTTATTGGCCAAATCGGTATGAGAAGTTAGACGCATTTGCGGACAACTTATATCACATAATGAATGGAGAATAAAATATGAGTATTATGGACAAAATGCTCAAAGCAGGCAGTATTAAAGGATCTGCTGTGTTATCTAAATCAGACTTCTTTAAAGAGAAACAGCCAATCCAAACTGATCTACCTATTCTGAACATTGCGTTCAGTGGTTCGATTGATGGTGGCTTGATTCCTGGCCTCACGGTCTTTGCTGGTGTCTCAAAGAGTTTCAAGACTCTTCTTGGACTTTATTGTTTGAAAGCATATCTAGACAAACACAAAGATGGTATTGCTTTGTTGTATGACTCAGAATACGGCATCACACCCGACTATCTAGAAAGTTATGATATCGATACAGACCGTGTACTGCACATACCAATTGAAGATGTCGAACAGCTTAAATTTGACATCACAAAACGGTTCGAAGATATCGGTAAAGGTGATAAGGTAATGATCCTTATTGACTCTATTGGTAATCTCGCGTCTAAGAAAGAAGTAGAAGATGCTTTGAATGAGAAATCTGTTGCAGATATGACTCGTGCAAAACAACTCAAATCACTCTTTCGCATCATCACTCCCAAATTGACCACTAGGGATATCCCGTGTATCGCAATCAACCACATCTACATGGAACAAGGAATGTTTCCTAAAGCTATTGTGAGTGGTGGTACGGGTATCATGTATAGTGCCAATCAAGTGTTTATCATTGGTAAGGCTCAAGAAAAAGATGGGAAAGACCTTGAAGGTTTCAAATTTACTATCAACATCGAAAAATCTCGATATGTGAAAGAGAAGTCAAAACTGCCCTTTAAAGTCATGTTCGATTCTGGTATTTCCAAATGGTCGGCTCTATTCGATCTTGCAATAGAATCTGGTCACTTGGCCAAGGGTTCGACACAGGGTTGGTATAATGCGGTCAACATGGATACGGGTGAGCTCGTAGAACCTAAACGTAGGGCCAAAGACCTCGAAGCTGATGATGCATTCTTTGAAGAATTAATTAAAGATGTGAAATTCAAGGCGTTTATTGAAACCAAATTTAAACTAGGAAATGGCGATGCTGGAAACAACAATACTGTCGAATCTGATACTGAATGAAGATTATTATCGAAAAGTTTATCCTTATTTAAAGGATGAGTATTTTGAGGATATAAGTCATAAAAGAGTATTCGATACCATATGTGAATATGTCGACAAGTATTCGGAGCCTCCCTCTAGGGAGGCTTTATCTCTTTGTCTGGATAATAGAAAAGACTTAAACGACAACGCTTACACAGAGACTCAAAGCGTTGTCAAGATACTGTCCTTAGATCCCGACACAAGCACAGAATTCTTGATCGATGCGACCGAGAAGTTTTGTCAAGATAGAGATCTATACAATTCTGTTCGAAAAGCTATTCTAATCTTGGATGGCGCAGAGAAGGGGTTCGATAAGGGTGAGATCCCCAAGCTACTATCTGATTCTTTGGGTGTTACATTTGACTCAAGTATCGGACACGACTTCTTAGAAGAGTCCGAAGATCGATATGAGTACTACCATCGCAAAGAAGAACGCATACCGTTCGACATTGATATCCTGAATAAAATCACCAAAGGTGGTTTACCTCGTAAATCGATGACAGTATTATTGGCCACGACTGGTGGCGGCAAATCTTTGATCAAGTGCCACATGGCATCTGCCGCGTTGATGTTGGGCAAGAATGTATTGTACATCACTATGGAGATGGCCGAAGAAGAAATCGGTCGTCGGATTGATGCTAATATTATGGACGTGACACTCGATGAAGTTGCCGAGATCCCGCGTGATGTGTTCGATAAGAGGATCGGTCGATACAAGAGCAAAACACCAGGCAAGCTTGTTCTGAAAGAATACCCAACTGGTTCTGCTCATGCTGGTCACTTCCGACATTTGCTTAATGAATTGAGGATGAAAAAGAACTTTGTGCCTGATATCGTGTTTGTTGACTATCTCAACATCTGCGCTTCTTCTCGGGTGAAAGGTGCTGCGGCGGCCAATTCATACACGTTGGTAAAATCAATCGCAGAAGAAGTCCGTGGTCTGGCCATGGAATTTAACTGTGCTGTGGTTACTTCATCTCAGTTCAACCGTGATGGATATGGTAACTCTGATGTCGATCTAACCAATACATCTGAATCTATGGGTATCACTCACACTGCCGATTGTATTTTAGGTTTGATTACATCTGAACAACTTGACTCTATGAATCAATTGATGATCAAACAGTTAAAGAATCGATGGGGTGATCTTGGTTACTATCGCCGATTCCTTGTTGGCATTGAACGAGCCAAGATGAAGATCTACGACCTAGAAGAAAGTGTACAACAAACTATTCACCAAGATTCCGGTGATGTAAAGAAACAAGACGATGACCGTCCAGTGTTCGATAAGTCCCAGTTTGGACAACGGCAGACTGGAGAGAAAGTTTCGAAATTCTCAATAGGAGGTTTGATATGATGCATGAAACAGATTTTGACTCTTTGCTAGACAGCGTAGAGGAAATGGACAAGATCATTCGTGGGGAGAAATCCCCCGGCCGGGTGACAGAGTTCGAAGATGAGGCGGAAGAAGTCATTGTACTTGGATCTGCCAAAGAAACAAGGGTCGAGAAGTCTGTCAGGGCTAGGACTAGGAGACACCAACGTAAAGCAATTGTGTCAGAAAGGTGGTCTAATATCTTTGCAAAGTTGCACCGTATGAAAAAGAGGCTCAAGAAGCATAGGTAGATCTGCTGGGATATTATAAATAACTTTATCACACACGGAGTTATCATGAAAAGTTTCACTGTTTTTTTAGAATCATTATCCCCTGCAGATGAGAATCGCTTGGCGCTGGAGATCGTAACAGAGATTGATAACGCTATTGGTTCAATTCCCACAGAAATTTCTATCGACGACAGACCTAAGAAATCTAACAGCGCAAAGCTCGGGATTTCTCAGTTGATGGCTGATAAAGATAGAACCAAATATGCTCCGTTAGCAAATGACTTCATATCCTCTCATGCAGACTTAGAGATTGCTTCGGTACCGGCAGCTCGCCGTGAGAAAGATTATGCCTTCAAGCACAAGGACATGGATCGAATTGTCTATGTGAATGCTAGACCAGATGGCAAGCGTTCTGGTGCTGGTGATGACCCACATGAATTGATGACTGCGTCTCTCATGCTGAAATCAAGCATCACTAATCCTACAAACTCGGATGAGATGGATGTTATGATTGAAGAGGTTCGTGGTAGCTTGAGTAAAGTCAAAGGATATAAACAAGGACAGGTTGACAGTCTCACAGGAGATTATTCAAATCTGGCCAAAGCAGTTTCTGCGGCTCAGGCAATTCATGGTGCTGGTTATGGTGGGGCTGACATGGTCTATCTCACCGGTCAATCTTGGGATGAAGATGTGAAAAAATTCCAAATCTCTAAGTACGGCATGAATGACTTTAATTCTTCTGATTTTATCATTAGAAAAGGCAACAAGCACTTGGGTGTCTCTCTGAAGAAGAAGATTCGTCTCACTGAAACCGATCCTACCTTAATCAACAAATCATTTTCCACACTCTTTGCAGACAAGAAGTTTGAAAAGATGATGAAGAATATCGATAAGAAAGCAGGCCTGTTCTATCTTAAAGTCATTGCAAGGGCTAAGAAGAAAGGTGAATTATCTCCTGCAATCTTAGCAGACATGAAAAAGACACGGCCCGATACAAAGAACTGGAAACAATATGTTCAACGTATCAATAATGAGATTATCAATGCCGAATTGAGAACATCTCGATCGCTCTTTGAACCGATTGCCAAATCGATCATTGCAAATAAAGAGATGATTGGTAACCAGTTAGTACAATTGATTTTCAAAGCAGATTTAAAAGACTTGCAGAAAGTCGATTTCGATTTTACTCTTGTGACAGGTATCGGTGATTATGGCCCCAAGAAAGGTGTTGTAATCGAGAAGGGTGAATACAAAGACATCGATACTGTCTCAGAAAAAATAGAAAACCTCGCCTCCAAAGGTGGTGTCGAATTAGATTACACACCAGGCAGTGTGCAGGCATTTGAACCTGGATCGACTGCTGCGATGCTACAATTTGACTTGAAACTAGGTGGTGTGGTATTATGTCATATTAAGTTGCGATATAAAGGGAACTTTAGATCTGCTCCTTCATTTACTGCCGTGATGAGTGATGAGTTTAAAAACATATATAAGTAGGAGTTAAATGAAACCTTTTAGTTATGAAATATTTCGAGATGTGAAGGGCAAAGAATTGAGGAATACCTTTCCGGGTTGGTTTGATATAGAAAAGAACTATTCGGAATGTCTGCAAGATATTTTTGTTTTGATGGCAACAAATGGTAAGAAGAATGGTTCTTATGTAGAGATTGGATGTGATCAGCCATATCATAGAAGCAATACGGCTATTCTCCAAGAACATGAATGGGTTGGTGTGAGCTTTGATATCAACAAAGCTGCTGTAGACGATTGGAATGAGAAACGGGGCAAGTTCAATATCAAGGCTCCTGTAGGTGGTAGAAATAGAGCATATGCTTGTGATGCTACTACAATATATCTGTCAACCTTTTTGTCTCAACATTCGCTTGGCAGAGACATAGATTATTTGCAATTAGATATTGATCCGCCAGATTTGACATATCAGGCAATGCATAGAATACCTTGGGACTATCATAGGTTTGCTGTTATCACATATGAACATGATAGTTATTTTTATCCAGACAAAGATTATAGATCTCTGTCGAGAGAATTTTTGACAAAGAAGGGTTATGTACTGGTGGCCCCGAATATATCACCAGACGAAGATCGCACGAGAGCATTTGAAGATTGGTGGGTACACCCTGAGTTGATTGAACCAGATGTCCTCGAAAAAATAAAAAGTTTAAGTGATGAACATAAAACACCAATGGACTATTTACTAGGAAAAGTTTAATGATTTCTTTTAAAGATTATCTTGTCGAAGGTAAAAATCTGCATATGACTCACCTAGAAGATGCTCTTCTGGATGGTGGTGTGAAGGGAACACGTAATGTTATCCTTTATCTCCGGTCTTTGCGGGATATGCTAGCAGGCAACACAAGCGCCCCCATTAGTATTACCACCAAGTGGGATGGTGCCCCTGCTATTTTTGCTGGCACAGATCCCAGTGATGGGAAATTTTTTGTGGCCAAGAAAGGTGTCTTTAATAAAGAACCAAAAATATATAAAACAAATGCTGAAATTGATAATGATCTGAGTGGAGATCTGGGTGCAAAGTTTAAAGTTGCGCTTGCAGAATTCTCGAAGCTTGGAATTGAAGGAGTAGTGCAAGGTGATTTCCTCTATACGAACGACGATCTCAAGACAGATAACATTGATGGAGAACCGCATATTACTTTCCATCCTAATACCATTGTTTACGCGATACCTCTCGGCTCAGAACTCGCTAAAACGATTTCAAGATCCAAGATCGGAGTGGTCTGGCACACAGTATACAGAGGTGACTCTTTTGAAACAATGTCAGCAAGTTTTGGAAAGGCGATCACACCAGGTCTCAAAAAAATAAATTCTGTGTGGAATGTAGATGCTATATTTAAAGACGCATCAGGAACCGCAACATTTACTGACCAAGAAACAAAAGAATTCACTGCCCTATTATCTAAGGCAGGGAAATTATTTCAAGGTTTGAAGCGAGGTGTTCTAGACGGGTTGCACACAAATTCCGAATTAAACATGAGAGTCAATACATATATAAACTCTAAAGTTCGAGAAGGATCTAGAATAGGTGACACTAAGTCATTCACAATGGGCTTGATCAATTTCATCGAAGATTACTATCAGAAACAAGCAGACAAGAGAAAGACTCCTGCCGGAAAGGGCAAACAAGTAGATGCTAAGAACTCTGTATTGGAATATTTCAATAAGTACAAGCAGTCAGATATCGAAAAAGTGTTCCAATTGTATGATATGTTAGTTGACGCTAAGCATGTTGTCATAGATAAACTAAATACTGTTGACGGCATGAAAACCTTTTTGAAGACTTCTAAAGGGTTTGAAGTAACCGGTCAAGAAGGATTTGTTGCCATTGACCACATGGGCAAAAATTCATTGAAGTTAGTAGATCGATTACAATTCAGTAGGGCAAACTTCTCTACCGATTATATTAAAGGCTGGCAAAAATGACGAATCGGATTCTGCTCTTAACAGATATAATAGAACAGAAGATCCGAAAAGAAAAAGAGCTTGCTTATTACCAAGACCAATTGGATGAGTTGAATTCTAAAATGTGGTGGATTCAAAAAGAAATAAATGTCACCAACCTTTGTATTGAGGTGATTCAAACCGAAAAGGCTAATATTATTTCGGGTAAATTATTGGGGAAACGTGAGGATGAACATTGAGAAAAAAATCACTCAAATATGGATAGGGCCCAAACCACCTCCTACTAAGTGGATGAACACATGGAAGGAGATGCACCCCGATTGGGAACACACTGTTTTCACAGATCAAATGCTCAAGTCTAGAACTTGGTTTAACCAACACCTCATAGACCACTATTATAAAACAGAAAAATGGCCTGGTGTCTCTGATCTCATTCGATATGAGTTGTTATGGGAGCAAGGCGGCTTTATGCCAGAAGCAGATTCGGCTTGTTTGCGACCTGTAGATGAGTTGTTCACATCACCAAAAAATTATGCATATTCTTGCTATGAAAACGAAAAGTATGCACCAGGCTTTATCTGCCCCATCCTTGCATGCAACCCAAAGAATGATCTTGTTGGTTATATCATCAAGACTTTAAATAAATTGAAGCCACACGAACTTAAACCCGAGCCTTTTAGATCTACCGGCAATCTATTTCTATCTAAGATCGTGCCGAAGTTTTCGACGTGCACACTCTTCCCATCTTACTTTTTTGTGCCCCAGTGGTATTATGGTCCTCGATATGACGGCCCCGGCAAGATCTATTCAGATCAATACTGGGGCTCTACTGGACTACATAAAAATGTAGTAACATATGATAAAGGAACTTGATCATGTATCTATCTCACAAATATAAATTAATCTTTCTAAGAGCGCCCAGATCTGCTGGTAGTAGTATAGTGGAATTTTTAGTTAAGAATCTTGACGATCCTGAAGCTATTCACACCACTGTGGAAGATGGAGACACTATACAGGGCAATGTCCCTCCAGTAATGCTTCTAAATAAAAGACATCAAAGATGCCACCTGTCTATTGAGGACCTGATAGAATATTCACTCATATCCAAGAAACAGGCAAAAGAATATTATGTCTTTACGATATTGAGAGATCCAGTAGAAAGGCAACGAAGTTTCTACCGTTTCTTAAAACAATGGTGGTCACCAGACACCGAGCCCTCCGCAGAAGAATATATAGATTGGAACCCGGACGGTTATTCATTTCGAAAAGAATCCAGAACGGCAATCAAAACAATGGATTTGATAAAATTAAATGATTCTATCGTGGGGAAAGTTTGGCTGTATGAGTACATAGAAGGACATTTAAAGGATTTGATGGCATCCTTAAATACAAAAGTTGTACATCCTATGCCACACTATAAGAAAACAAATAAACCTGATCTTGATATTAGTTTTTCAATTGAAATGCTCAGTATTATTAAAAAAGACTTCCTAGAAGATTTTAACACATATTCACAACTCAGAGTACAAAGTTATGAAACCGACCCGCGCTATTATCCTTAGACACCAATCGTCTGTGTCTCACCAATATGCACTTCAAACTGCACAATCATGTGATGCTGTCGGCTTGCCGTGGCACTATTATGATGGCTATTCAAATATGACAGGGAAGGATGCTTGGGGCCAGACTGGAATTAAAGTACAATTTGAATTTAATGATCCGCCTGTTGAGATGCGGCCTGAAGATTTGTTGCCAGATCATAAAGCCAATTGCGCAAGTGCAGGGCATGCTGGAATCTGGTCACAGATTGCCAAGGGTAATGATGAAGCAGTTGTTGTCCTAGAACATGATGCGATGATGCTTCAACCAGTCGACATAGACATCCCTGAGCGCACAATCGGTGTCTTGGGCTATAAAGTCACAGATCCCCAAAATTATCGACACATAGAAGCAGGGCCACCAAAAACATGGATCGATATAGATGGACACGAAGGTGCGCATGCTTATGTACTCACAAAGGATACTGCACAATACCTTGTCGATGAGATTGAAACCCAAGGTGTTAGAGGTGCTGTTGATAACATCTATTTTATCAGAGGCCAAAGGCGAACACGAATTCCTCTGAAAATTGCATCACCGACACCTGCCATTGGTTGGATAAGAGAATCAACTATCTGGGCTGGTGGTCAATCTGCGACGAGCAACTACAAATTTATAAATTCATTTGATCGTCACTACAGTAAAGACAATAAATATAAATAAACAATACTACTCAAATCAAGCAGGATATCATGCCTAAAAAGATTAAAGAAGTCGAAGATCAAGACGTTGATCAAGATGAGAAGCCCGCGAAGCAGGCCAAAAAAGAGCCTGAAAAGAAAGACAAAAAGAAGTCTAAGAAGATGGCTATTGCTTTCAAAGAATTTGATCCTGGCAAATATGTTGAGATCAATCCTGTTACCGAGGCTGTCAAGAAGAACGAGATCGTAATCTCTTTTGGTCGTATGAATCCAATTACAATTGGACATGAAAAAGTAGCAGATAAAGTCCTATCTATTGCAAAGAAGACCGGCGCTGAAGCTGGAATCTATTTGTCTCACTCTCAAGATGCCAAGAAGAATCCTCTGTCTTATGATCAAAAGATCAAATATGGCCAGGCTGCATTCGGTAAGATTGTAAAGAAATCAAAGTCAAAGACAATTATTCAAGTAGCTCAAGAACTTCAGAATTCATTCAAGAATTTGACTATTGTTGTTGGGTCAGATCGTGTTAAAGAATTCGAAACATTGCTCAATAAGTACAACGGTAAAGATTATACTTATGATGCTATCAATGTAGTCTCTGCTGGAGAACGAGATCCTGACGCCGAAGGAGCAGAAGGAATGTCTGCATCCAAAATGCGCAAGGCCGCAGCAGACGGTGATTTCGATTCATTCAAGAAAGGCTTGCCTAAAAAACTCCAACGAAAAGCACAAGAGGTTTGGGATGCGGTTACTGGGGCGATGAATGAAGAAGTAGAACTTGATGAAGCAAAGTCTGCTACAGGATATGACCTGTATCACAAGACATACTCTGATGCAATGCAACATGCTTATGCACATGCTAAGAAGAAGCATGGCGTAACTGTTAGTTCCGATGAAATTGATAGTAAAGTTGCAATGGGACCAAAGAAACCGTCTACTGGTAAAACTGTATCCCACATTCTTGGAACTAATAAGAAGAAAAATCTTCACGTTCAGGTCTACAACACTGGTAAGTCATACGAACTCAATATGTATGTTGAGGGTGTTGAAGAGTCCGAGGTCGAAGAAGCTTTGAATCCGGCACAACGCCGGGCCCGTGGCATACAGATGAAGAAGTTATCCAAAAAGATTGCTCGTAAGAAAAAGCAAACAATGAAGAAGCAGGCCTCTACCGAAAAATTGAAGGGACGTGCAGAAAAAGCGGCAAGAAACATTCTGAAGAAGAAGATTTCTGCTGGTAAAGACACAGATGACTTGTCATATGCCCAGCGGCAAAAGATTGATGATAAAGTTAAAAAGATTGGGGGAGCTAAATTAAAGACTCTTGCCAAGAAGTTATTGCCTCAGATTAAGGCAAAAGAAAAAGAACGAATTAAAAAATTGCGTTCGAAAAAAGAAGAGTTTGTAGATGAGACAATTGATCTCAAGGAAGCTCTCGATTCTTATATGGAAGGTGGGATGCTCGACGAAGCAAGACATGCGCCAGTAAGAATCATGGCCCGCCCCCATCGCTTGTTGTCGGCAGACAATAAAGTTAAAATTGACATGAGATTCAGTCAATATCGAAAATGGAAGCCCATTGTCGAACCCGCACCTAGTACAGATCAGGTCGACTCTCCCGAGCCGGAACTTGATGAAGAGGATCCTTGTTGGGATGGATATCAGCAAGTAGGCATGAAGAAGAAGAACGGCAAGAAAGTTCCTAATTGTGTCCCCGAAGAATTCGAAGAGAATCTGAACCCTAGGCAGATTGCACTGCTCAAGAAAAACTATTCTACAATTGACCGGATCGACCCCAATGGCCCTGCATACAAGAAAGCAAAAGGGATGATTGCTGGATTAGAGAAGGATAACCTGATTGACTTAGCAAAATCAAAGGTCAAGTTCATATCACAGATGGCGGCTGACGAGTTACGAAAGACACATAATGTCAAGTTGAAGGCCTCTGAATACATGGAGTCAGTAGATCTCGAAGAAATCGAGGAAGGTGTCAATGATCCAGCTATATTTAAAGCCATCTTCTTGGCGGGAGGCCCAGGTTCTGGCAAGTCATTCATTGCAGGTAAGTCTGCTTTCTCTACATTTGGGATGCGTGTAGTCAATTCTGATGACGCATTCGAAAGCGCGATGAAGAAAGCTGGATTGGATCTGGGTAAAGACATATTCACTGACAAAGGTCAAGAGATCCGTAGCAAGGCTGTGGATATAACAAAAATGAGACAAGACTTGTATATCAAGGGCCGGCTTGGTCTTGTCATCGATGGAACTGGCAAAGAATATGATAAAATCAAAAATCAAGCTACCGAGTTAAAGAAACTTGGTTATGATGTTTCTATGGTCTTTGTCAATACAAGCCTTGAAACTGCTCAGGAACGAAATCAAAATCGTGATAGGAAGTTGCCTGAAAAACAAGTAGAAAAGATGTGGAAAGAAGTTCAAAAGAACATCGGCAAATATCAGTCTCTATTCAAGAAAGACTTCATCGTTGTTGATAACAGCGAAGGTGTTAATTGGGAAAAGGGCGTAATGAAAGCATATAAATGGGCTATGAAATGGTCTAAGAAGGAACCACAAAGCTCAACGGCTCAAAAATGGATATCCGACATGCGCGAAGAGTTGGAAGAATCTACATTCGAAGGTTCTGTTATTGATTCTGTAGTCCCTTGGTTAGGTCGATGGCTCGACACAAGGGTCAAAAAGAAAGCATACACAGCTGCTATTAGATACTTCCTTAAATTACGAAAGAAGAAGCCCGGAGAAGCAAGAAAGAATCTCGTCAAGTCTGCTCAGGTTTTTGATCTTGATGTAAGAGCATTGGATAAGATGTTCAGAGATCTTGTCGCCAAAGGAGCTATGCCTAAACATCTTATCCAATATCATCCTACCTTTAAACCTGAATCGTATGATAATGAAGCCGGGGCCGGTGAAGAGGGCTCTGATAAATTAGTAAACAATTATAAGTCCGACACGCCTGGAGAATAACTCGTGGCCTCTACGTTTAAGCTTGCCGTTGATAAAATGGGGGCAACAGACCCATACAACTATATCGGCAGGAAAGGTGATGTATTCTATGATCCAGAATTCGGTGAGCTTCGTATAAGTGATGGTGACACGCCTT